TTGCTGCAGAAGACAGGTGTTCAAATCCCAAAAGCAACTAAATATGAAGACGAGGTAGCGGAAGCTACCCGTAAGATTTCCTCAGTTGTCCTACCTACTGTACTAACTCAAGGTGCATATTCAGGTGTGGCAGCTCGGGCACAGACTGCTAGCGTTGCTAGACTAGGACAAGCGAATAAAATCAACCAACTTGGAAACACTGCTTTCATGAAGTTTGTTGGTAATCGTGGTATTGAATCTGCAGCAGCAGTTACTGTTGGTGCTGTGACTACAGAGTATGAGACAGATGATAACCTGTCTGGTATGTTAAAAAAATCATGGCCTAAAACATACGACTTTATCCCAGACAATTGGGCTACCCTTGATGGTGATGCGCCAGATCTTAAAAGGCAAAAGAACATTAACGAAGATTTGGCTCTTGGATTTTTGATTCCATTAGTTGGGTTTGCTGGTAAAACTAAGGCTGCTATTTCTGAAGTCAAAGATCTTTACAGAACTCCGCCGACTCTTGTAGGTGAATCGGATCAAGCCGTTAAATACCTAGCCGATAACAGACCGAAACCTGTTAGTGATGTACCTGAAGAAGCTTTACTTCAATACCAGGTTAAGCAGGAAGAGGCACTGGATGAGCTTGGTTATTACAATGCAAGTAAATCGACAGATCCTAACATCCCTCTTAAAGGTGTTCATGACTTGTACGAATTCCGTGAAACCGGTCTACGTACTGTAGATGACTTTGGTATTGTTGGAGCTAGTATTGATGCTGCTCGTATTCAAGGCAACAAAGGTACTGTTCATGGACGCCTTGGTAACTTCATTAGTGGTCCTGCACTTAAGTATGGTGCAGAAACTCCTGGTGGTGTAGAAGAGATTACCATTGGCTTGACACAACAGCTTAAAGAAGCTGATCGTGTCGGTATGGTTGCTGATGATTTTGCTGTATCTGCAGATGAAGTAGCAGCAGCTGGTGACAACCTTGTTCTAGAACTATTCGATCCGTCTGCTAGTATTGACGACATGCGTCGGATGCTTGAACCCCAAACTGTCACAAACGAAGCGGGTGTTGAAGTCCTTACTACTGGTGGTTATGCTGATGCACTTGGTTCTATCAGTACCTTGGTAAAAGAATATCAAGGCATGGATGTTGCACGTGCTCAGGCTTATACTGCAACGTCTATGGCTGGTCAAATCGCTGACCTTGCTGAAGGTATGCGCCTTAACCGTGGTTCTATTTCTATTGAGAACGCTCAAGAACAGATTCTAGATAAGATTAATTTCTTGCAGCAACTGGTAGGCTCTACCCGTTATTTTACTACTCAAAATAAAGCACTAAACTCTTCTCTACAATTTATCAGGCAACAGCTTCCTGAACCTCTTAAAGGGGTTATCAGATCTCCTGAGCAAATTGTTCAAGATATTAAAAATAATTACCCTGTTGCGCTTCGTAAATTCCAAACTGATAGTGAAAACTTTACTGACAGTTGGATGTATTTGCAGGAGAATCGTCCCGACATTCTAGATTCATTTCTTGAGTTGTATGAATTAAGTGATGGTAGAATCAATACCATTGCAAAGATGAATGATGACATTCTGAAAAGCTTTACAAACTTCCGTCCTATCTTCGATCCTAATCCTGATCAACCTAATCTCATTGCACAAGCTGTAAGAGCTAACTGGTTTAACGGTCTTTTGTCTGCACCTGCTACTGCCGCCAAGGCTATATACGGTAACATTAGTGGTGTTGTAGCTGAACCTGTTGCATACTTTGCAGGTGCTTTGGCAAGTGGTGATATGAAATCACTGCAACGTGGTTGGATGGCTTACAGTGCTGTATTCGATACACAGCAAAAAGCACTTCCTTATGCTGGTAAGTTGTTTGCAAAAGCATCACAAAACCCCAACTCAGTTAAGGGTCAGTCTCGTTTGGACCTTGTAATTAAACAAGAGGAAAAACTAGAACAGTACCGTTATATTGCAGAACAGGAAGCTGATCGTGGTAATCATGGTTTTAAATTCCTCGTCAAGGTATATGAAGAACAGTTAGGCATGGCTGCTGACCCTGTTTTCCGATTAACTCCAAACCTATTTACTGGTTTTGACGGTTGGGGTGGTGCTACTTTAGCTAATGCTCAGGCACGTTTCCGTGCAATGGATGAGCTTGAAAGGCTAGGAGAAGCAGCTACACCAGAACGTATTAAAGAACTGGCTACAGGTGAATACAACAGCATGTTTGGTGCTGACGGTCTTATTAAAGATAAAGTCGTTAAGTATCAAAACGCTGATATTGCACTCAACCTTGACACTGGTCTTAGTAAAATGGTCGATGGTCTTCTTAAAACCATTCCCGGACTAACTCCATTCCTCACGTTCCCTACAACGATGATGAATCTGGTTAGGGTTGCTGATGACTACCTACCAGTACCTTTGCGTAGTTTCCAAAAAGACGTTAATGAACTAGCATATACGTCTGTCAAAACGTTTATGGCAAATCCTGAATCTATTGAGCGTATCCTTTCTAGTCGTGGGCATAATGTTGCTCAAATGGATGACGTTGCTAAACTCAATGCTTTGGTTGATTTGAAAAACCGTACACTTGGACGTAAATATATCGGTACTTTCCTAACATCTTTGGCAATTGGTAGTGCAATTAAAGACAAACTGTTTGGTGATGGTTTGTTTAGCATGACTGGTGATGGATCTATTGACCGCCAGTTAAACACTGCAAGGATGAAAAATAGTAACTTTAAACCACGTTCAGTTATTGGTCCTGGTGGTCGGCGGTTTGAATACAATGAACTGCTTGGTCCTGGTCTGAGTAACTGGGTTGCAATGGTTGCTAACGTAGCAGATAACTTCGACATGCTTGGTGAAGCAGCAACTGAACATGCTTTTGAAAAGCTTGCTTTTATCATGGGTGCTGCCTTGACTGATCAGGCAGGTATTTCAGCATTGCGTCCGTTGGTTGAGGTTATGAGTGGCAATGAATTTGCTGCCAATCGTTGGACTGGTGGGATGATTAACTCTTTAGGCCCTCTATCTGGTATGCGCAATGAGTTTGGTAAAATCCTTGATGGCGGTTTGAAAGAACTTAATAATGACATTCAAAGTCATTTGCAAAACCGAAACAGGATAATTGGTCTATTCGACCCGGCAAACAGATTGCCTACTGTTGTCAGCCCTATTAGTGGTGAAGCCCCTAATAAATACAGTATGATGCAACGTATCTACAATACATACTCCCCTATGAAAATCCATCCAGCTATGAGTAAGGAGGAGAAATTCTTGTATGATATTCAATATGATGTATCTTCTGCATTTAGAAAACGTAATGGTGTAGATCTAACAGCAGAAGAACGTAATGCATTGAACGTTGAAATGGGCGAGATGAAATTCTTTAAACAAGAAATTAACCGTATCGCTAACACAGCTGAAGCTCGTAATACAATTAAGGAGTTGAAAGTTTTGCGTCGTTCTGGAGTTACATCAGAAGAGCTAGATATTGGTTTGTATGACCAAATCCATATGATGCTTCGAGATGCACAAAAACGAGCAGAAGAACTTGCTTTTAATAATTTAGAGCCTGAAACTCGTAACGCTATTGAACAGCGTATTCTTCTTAAACAGATGAATGATTCACGAGCTATGGCTGGTAAAGCACCAATCCCTACACCTAGACCCACACATCGTTATTAAACAACATGGCGTGCACTGACGTACAAACAATTCAAGCTGGAAACGGGACAAAAACACAATTCTCTT